CTAATAACTGGACTTTTTTTCATTCTTGAAGTTAATAAGATAATCATAAATCTTTTTATTATCTGTATCAACTTTCTCACTTAGTTTATTTATCATTTCTTTTATTTCATCATTCTGTTTTTCTGAGCTTTCTTTTATTTCTTCTAACTGTTTATCAAGACTTTCTTTATCTCTGTAGTAGTTTTCTTTCTTCAGTCTTTTATTAATCTGTCTCATTAAATAATTATGATAGCCTAACAAAACACCTCCAACAGTTATTAAAGAAGTTCCAAGCATTCCTAATATAGTTAATGATATTTCTAATTCCATTAATCCCCCTTTTTATATGAAAACATTCCAAAACTTCTTACTGCTCTGTACATCAGTTGCCTTTTAAAAAAACTAACTCCTTGTTCTTTCATAACTGCTAGGAATACCTTGTCTGCCTCTTTTCTTGATACTCCTAATTTATAGCCGTTTCTATATAGCCAATCGTGAATAACTGCTGCTCTTGTATGGTCTCCATAAGTATTTATAATATTTCTAAATACTCTTGGTACACTAGCTAAATCAGATTTAAACCCAGCAGGAATATGAATTAATTTATCTCCTATCATATATCTATAATCTTTCTCTAAGATGAAATCTTTACCATCATAATATTTTAAATCAAATTCATCTAATTCTGGCATGATGTACCTCCTATTATTTGTTATAAAAATTAATTCTTTGTCTTAAAACACTTAAATAGCCCCTCATAAATTTCAATTGTTCTTTTAGATAAACTTGCTCTAATCCTTTTAACTCTTTAAATTTTTCTCCAGTAACAAAATTTTCTAACTTTGTTACTTTATCTTGTAACTCATTTTTCTCTACAATCATTCTTTCTATAAATGCTTCCATTTTATCCCTCCTTATCTTCTAAATTGAACATTATCAGCTGTTCCTAATTGAAAGTGTACAGAGTCTTTTTGCTTCCAATTTCCACCCCAAACTATTCCATATTTGTCAATAAGTCCTTTACTTTTTGCAATATCATAAATAGCTTTATAATATTTATAATCCCACTTAGCAACTGTCTTTTCTTTTACTTCTCCAGTTTTCTTATCTGTGTATTTTTCTTTTTCTAAGACAGCTATATCAACAGCATATCCATAACCATCAACTTTTACCTGGTGTTTTGATTTTAATTTATAACCATCACACCAACTAACTTTTGGTTGTTTGTTGCCATTGCTATCAACTAAAATTGTTCTTCCTTTTTGGTATTCGTGATTTTGTTCTTCTGCAGTTCTAACCCCACAAGTAATTTTAAAATCATATGGAGACTCTTTTATAAGTTCTTTTATAAAATTTACTACATTTGGATGAACTCCATTCATTTTTTCTAGACTTGTATTTGATAAACTAAACATATAACCTCCTTAAATATAAAATATGATTTTTTATATCAAAAATTAAATTTTATTGCTTCTTAAATATAAAATTTTAAAAATTATATTTAATAAAAACTATTAAAAAAAAATGACCTTGTAATATCAATTTTAAAGAGTTTTATTAAAGGTAGCTATATAAAACTACCTTTAATTGATTTAACTCTTTTATTCCCACTTAATATCTTCTAACTCATTTATTGTTTCAACTTCTTTTATTTTCTTAGTTATAGCAGTGTATTTATTTTGTGCTGCTATAACTCTTAATATCCAAGAAAAATAAATTAAATTTAATTCTCCAAGTTGGATATCTACAACAGAATTATTTTTTAATCTCCAAGGTGTTGTTAGAGATTTTAAAAATTGTTTTAGCTTTCCAACTTTCATTGCCATTTTTATTTTTTCTTCTAGTTCTGTATCGACAGAAATGCCTAATGTATCTAACGCTTGTTTTATTACATCATAGTCTTCTATTTCTCCAGCCATATCCAATGCCATCTTGACTCTCATGAAGTTAATCTCATCGTATTCTTTCATTTGGAATACTTTACCATTATGCTCATAACTCCCAAACATCTTATCTAGCAGAATTTCTCTGAACTTATGTCTAAAAGTTCTTTTGACATCTTCCATATCTATATCCCAAGTATGTGTAGATATGTTCCATGTATGATAAGAGCTTGGCTGTGGTACTACCTTTAATTTCTTATCTTCTATGTACTCTCCAGGAGCAAGTTGAACCTCTATATCTTCTTCTATAAGCTCATCTCTAGTCATCTCTCTTATAGTGCTAGTTGCTGCATCATAGGTTGGATATTTGAAAGGTTCATTTCTCTCAATAGCAATATAATCAGCAGGATTTAGTTCAGGATAATCTAAAAATAGATTATCTCCCATAAAGTTTTTGACTTCTTCAGCAGTTAAGTTAACTGTGAAAGCAAGTTTTGATTTTTTTTCTTTTGAATAAATATAAAACATAATCTCTTCTCCTTTCAAAAATTTAATTTTATATAGCTTGTTCCAACTACAAGCAGATTTAAGATTGGCTGTTAAACCTCTCCAAGAAATGTAACTAAAATTGTTTGATTTCCTGCAGAATATAATTCAAAAGTTTTAGTTTTTTCAATTTGTTCAGTTCCAGTGTGCATAACTTGACGCATTAAAGACTCTGCTGTTTGCCCTTTATTAGCATAAGCAATTAGATTTACAGAGTAGATTTTTTTGAAGTTTGTTTTTACATGACCTGTTCTAATACCATCATACCCTGTTACTTGGACAGTTTCTATTACGAAATTCCCAATTTTTATTGTTTGATTTGTAGAATCGAAACTAATTAGATTTTCCAATCTCTTACGATTTTCCCAAATTGATAGTTCTTCAAAATTCCCATCTGGAACACTTACTCTTCTGCTTTGTGCTTCTTTACAAATATAGAATTTTTTGTTACCAGTAAAATAGTAAACATTCCCTTTTACTGCTTCTGTTAATGGGAATTTCCCATCTTCTTTACCGAGTGCAGAAACTACTCTATCATCTATTTCTAATGCTGTTCCTCTATAGCCACCATTTTGTGTATAATTTCCTTCAAGGTATTCTTTATTAATCCAAGTGTTTTTTCCACTCCAATTAATTATAGTTGCATCAGAGTTTGTAACTTCCATTCTAATATCTATTTCAAAAGCTATCACACTATCAGTTTTAGCAGGAATATATTGAGCATTATCTTCATTGCAGTACCAATACAGGCAACCATTAGAACTACTATCATTCACATAAATTCCTATTTCTTTTAGGTAAAAACCTTGTGTAATGTCATCATTAGTTATCTGAATAGTTAAATTAATAGCATTATTTTCTTGTTCCTTTTTTAATATTCTTACATCTTTTTTATATGAAATAAGAGATGTTTGATTCTTAGGATTTTGTCCACTTACTACAGCACCATCACCTATTTCTACTTTTAAAAATTCTACTGCTAATTCATTTGCAAGCCTAGTTGCTAAATAATCAGCTCCTTTTTTTGTAAGTCCTCTAAAAGCCATTTAGACCTCCTTCTTTAATCTATAAACTAAAGTATTATTAAATACTTTTTCACCAACTAGATTAGTTAATGTATTATTTTCTTTTAAAACTTTTTTAGCTTTATAAATCACCATACTAAGTACATTAATTTTTTCAGAACTTTTTGGAATTACATTAATTACTTTTAATCCTAAATTAGCTGGAATCATAGGTCTTAATTCGTTATATATACTGTAATCAAAATTATCAAATTCCTTTTGCTTTTCTAATCTAATATTTAATTCATATTTATCATTAAATAAAATTGGAATAGCTTTTGTCTCAACATTTTTGTAATAAGTAATTAAGAATTCTTCTAACCATCTCCAAGTGTATGGAAGAGTTGCATTCCATTTTATGTAAACCCTCAATTGTCTATCTTTCAAGTTATCAGTTGCCTTAGGATAAATATTCATCATTTTTTCAAATTTAGATATTCCTAAAACATCTGTAAAAAATATAAAACCATTATTAAAACTTCTTCTAATTTCATTCCAAAGCTTAGTTAAATCTACATTTTCAATATTTAAAATAGCTTGTATTTCTTTATATTGCTGCATAAAATCAGGTAAATTATCATATAGGTTAACATCTTTAAAGTTGGACATAATTTCCATCTCCCCACACAGGAACTTTAAAAGAGTCAAGTGTAAAGTTTTGAGCATATCCATTTACCTTGGTTTCCTGAATATCTATAATATTAGGATTTAATGCTAAAATCCTTGATTCTATTATTGATGTTCTTACAACTATCTTTTCTGATTCTTTGAATTGTTTTCTTAACTCTAAAAGATATGCTTTTAAAACTTTATCAATATCAGCTTTTATATTAGTAATAGCTAAATCTTTTAAAGTTAATTTTGTAGCAATATAAATTTGTTCTTGTGCAGGAGTATCAACTGTAACTAGATGTCCTATTGGTGCTAAACCTTTACCTGTTTGGTCTTTAGTTGGATCTAATACTTCTTGAATTTTTGAAATTAAAGAAGTAGAAGCTACATTGAATTCACTATCTAAAATAGTTACTCTTACTGTTCCTCCACCTTTCCAAACAGGAGTTACTTTAACTACTCCTACTCCAGCTTGTGCCATAGTTTTTTCTTCATAGTCTTTTATATTTCCGCCATAAGCCTGTAGATTAAAACTATCTAAGTATCTTTGCCTAATACTTTCAGTTTCTTCTTCATCTTCACCAGGAATAAGCATCTCTGTGATTTTAGCTGATGTCAATCCATGAACATAATCTATTGGAACTAAATCTCCTACTGAACCATTAGGTTCTTCTCCATAAGTTTCACACTCTAACATATATTCAAAAGTTCCAGTAGGTAATTTTTTTATAACTATATAATTATAGATATCTAAACTAAATCTACTTCCAATAGGAATATCCATATTAAAGATACCTTTATATACTCCAACACTTGCAGCTTTTGGTTTTATTCCTCTTTCTGCTGCTCTCCTTATTAAAAACTCCCTGCTTGCTGTATCTCCAAATGTTTCTTGATAATATTCAGCTATTGTTAAATACATTTGAGCTTCTTCTAAAGAGTTTCCAGCTGTAGCATCAAATACTACTGAACCTTCACGAGTATCAATATCTTTTGGTACTCTACTTAATTTATCATTCAATAGATTTTCATAAGTCTTATCCTCAAACATTATGCTACTTTCACCTCCTTAGCTATTTCAATATCTCCAAAAATTGTTTTTGCTGTAAAAGTCATTGCTAAACTTTCTCTTTTCTTTGTATCATCAAATAAAAAAGACTCTACTGCAATAATTCTTGCATCTTGCAATAAAGCCTCTGATACTCTTGATACTAATTCAACCTTACAATAACTTTTAGACTTCCCAAATAAATCTTTTAGTTCTATTCCATAATTCCAACTATAAATTGGATATTCATATCTTTCTGTATTTAAGATTTTATAAATAGCTTGTTTCATAGCTTCTTGTCCATCTGTTTTACCTGTGATTTTGTTTCCAAAGATAGCCATTTTATAAGTCTTAGTTGGAATAGCTTCCACTTCTGATTTTATTTCAACTCTATCATTTCTAACTGGTAGCATTTTAATCACCCCCTTTAAATAAAAAAGAGGAGCTTTTATACTCCTCTTAGTGTTTAATTAAATATATTTTCTAAATTCTTCTATTGCACTTTCAAAATATCTAAAATTAGGTATCTCTTTATTACAATACTTTGCTTTTTCATGAACCCAGTATCCATTTTGTTCTGTTTTTAAGTTATATTTATTAGAAATTATTCCTATCTTTTGAACAGATACTCCTAATATCTCTGCTATTTGAGTTGCAGTTATAGTCTTAGCTTCCACTTCTGGTGGTGGAATTAGTTCTCTACCTGTTAAAACTTTTGTTGCTTCTGATACTAATATTTCCTTATATCTTTCACTTTTTGAGAATGGTATTAAAGATTTTAACATTTTAGCCATTCTTACATTTGCATTTTTTTCCATTATTTCAAGTCTTTTATCTTTGTCTACACTTGATTTAATCTCTTTTAACTTAAAATATCCTTTAACTAATTGTCTTTGAATATCCCAACTTAAATCATCTGTAAATGTTTTTACTAGCATCAGGTATCCGCTTTCTGAAAAAAGTATAATTTCTTTTGCAGCAGGTGCATTATCCCATAAATTCTTTAAGGTCAAATTTTCTGACCTTAACTTTTCACTTTTTTCTATAATAAAATAATCTTCATTTTCTATCATTTTGTCTTTCACAAGTTTAAAACTTTGATTTATAGTTTTAACTTCTCTTTTGTGTACTTTTGCTATATCCCAAGCAGTTACAACTCTTTCTTTTTTATATTCTTTTATTCCAAGTTCTACATTATTTATTGTTATTATCTCATTTTTATTATTTAATTTATTCATTTTCTACCTCCATTAATCTTTTAAATGGGTCATAATTACTAAGTTGATATTCTTCATCAATAGTGTTTCCTATTTTTCCATAATCAAAGTACTTATGTTGTGTTAGCTCTATTACATCTATAATAGCTCTTTCAAGTTGTATAAATATTCTCTTGTCTCCAACATAATTTTCTTCAACTTTATTCATAAGATTAAATAACTTCTTCTTATGTTCTGTAATATCATCCTTTAAAATGCCTTCTTCTGTTGCTAATTCAATAAATGTTAATAAAAAATTCTTATTTTGTTTTTCCATAAAAAAATACCTCCATTTTAATTTTTTAGTTGCCAAAATAGAGGTATGCAGTGTATAATATTTACATACCAATACTTTGGTGGAGAGATAGATTGTAAGTTTCTCAGGCTTGTGTAATCTATCTCTTTTATTTTTCTTTCAAATAGTTTATTCCATCTCTTACACCTTCTACAATAGTTTTATTTTTCCTATTGCAGTAATCTTCTAAAATCTTATTAGTTTCTTCATCAACTCTAACTGTCAATTTTATTGATTTTGGCTTTAAAGATTTAGGTCTCCCTATCTTTTTTTTGTCATCCATTTCTCACACTCCTTTCTGACGACAACAATATTATAAATTGTTGACGACAAAAAGTCAAGAGAAATTTTTAAAAAAGAAAAAGTTTTTTATATCCACTCTCCTTCAACAATAGGATCATCTATTCTATCTAAAATATAATAGAGTTGTCCTCCATCTTGTCTTATTAATACAACTTTTTCTCCTTTTTTCAGTGAATAGTGCAACATAATTTTTTTACGACCTTTATACTCATGTTCATGGTCTATTGGAATAACATTTTTTCCTGCTCCAGGGTGATCATGAGTTGTATCCCAAGATCCATAAATACTATCAGTACTATGTTGAACTGTAATATCTACATAATAATCTCTTACTAAATGAGAAAGCATTAATTGGCTATCATTTATAACTTTTTTCTGGTCTATTCTTATCTTAAGAGGGTCAACACTTTCAACTGTGCCAAATTCTAGTTTAGAAAGTTTTGAATTTTCTAACATATTAGTAACTATTTTTTTTACTGCTTCTATCATTCAATATCAGCTCCTCTCAATTTTAAATCCATAAAATGTTCATCCTTATTAAAAGTATGCTTTACACTTTCAACAAGCATATAATTACTAACCTTAATGTCTCCTAAGTCTAATTTTACAACTATACTTACTCCAGCTCTCACTTTTATATTACCAAAGACATTTTTAATAGATAAACTTTTAAATTTTCTATTATAAAGCTTTAGTAATGAATCAGCTTTTACCTGAGGATTTTCTTTTTCATCAACGGTATCATAATATTGTAAGATCCCCCATTTTTCATAAGTATGATTTTTTATTTCTGCTTCTGTATTAGGAGATAAAAATATTTCTCTTAATCCCTTTTCTTTATTTTCTCTAGTTAATTTTATCTTATTATATGTTTTATCTATAGATGAACTATAAGAAAAGTTTTCTGATATAGTTTCATCAATAAATATTCCTTCATTTAATTTTAGACTTTCAACATCTTTTAATGTTATTTTTCCAAAATCATCATAAATAACATATAATCTTTCTGTGTTTTGTAAGGTTAAATTTAGAGCAGTTAAAATAACATCAAATAAAGCAACATTATCTTCCAATCTTTCACCAATAACATATTGAGTGTCTTCTATTTCTCCATAACTTAATCTAAATTTATTACATATCATTTTTAAAACATCAGATGCTTTTCTATTCTTATAATAAAATATATCCTTATTTTTTAAATATCTCAACTGATCATAAGCAGTTACTGATAAAATTTTGTCTCTATCTCTTGAAATAGTAAATACAAACCCATAAAAAACTTCTTCATTCTTATATCTTACTGTTACTAAATCTCCCTCTTCAAATTGATTTAATTCGTCAAAAATACATTTAAAAGTAAATTTTCCAGGAGTTCCTTTTCTTTCTGTATCCCAACAAGCGCCATCAAGAATGGCAGGTGCAACTGGACCTTTTTGAGTTTTTATTATTAAATCTAAATCTCTATTCAAGTCTTATCACCTGCCCAGGTTTAATATCATGTATGGAGCTTAATTTATTTAATTCTTTTAAAAAATTACATTTATTCGCATCACCTAATTCTTTTTTTGCAATAATATAAAGAGTATCTCCTTCTTTAACCTTATAGGTTCTTTCAGTTTTTTTTGTTGAACTATCTCTAGTTTTTGTAGATATAAAAGTGGTTAGAGATAAAGCTCCTCCAAGTCCTTTTGCTCCTAAATTTACATATTTAAAAAGAGTACTTTTAACATTTTTGTATTCTTTTAAAGTTACTGATACAACAACATCTCTACCATTTCCTGCATCTTCTTTTATTTCATAATTTTCAAGAGATACTAACATAGTTGTATTGTATCCTGAACTTCCAATTGCTCCCTCTCTAATTACTATAAATCTAAAAGGTTTCTTTGAATTTTTTAAGAAACTTAGCATATTTAGATAATAATTGATAGGTAAAAGTACCCCTCTTGCAAAAGGGTACTTATAAGCAGGTAAACACATATCAAATGTGAATTCTTTCAAACCTTCTTCTTTTAGAATATTAAAATCTCCATCATTAATAAGTGTTACAACCTTATTTTTATTATTAATTTTAGTAGTAATGGAAGAAGGAGTGATAGGAACTAATATTCCATCTAAATAAAAAATATATCCTTTATCTATCATAAAATTATTCATAACTTCCCTCCGCTGCTATTGCTATACTTTCTTCCATTCTATTAGTCATATAGTCTACAATATCATCTAAGTCAAGTGCACTAGAAACATGTTGAGTTATTCCACCAACATCAACTTTAACTTCTGCTGTTGTAAATCTATTTATAGCCTCTCTTTCTGCTAAATCTCTCAAATAACTAATTTCATCATGTGATAAATCTAACATATCTCCAGTTTTTTTAGTGTTTTTATCTATATTCTTTAAAAGATTATTAGATTCAGCCATAGATAAACCATTAGTATTGTCTTGAAATGGCTTATCAACAGCTTGCCCTACTTGTCCACCAAATAAGTTATATCCATTATTAAATGCTTGTCCGTAATCTTTTCTTTCAAGTAGATACTTTTGGACATCTACTCTTGAAAGGGTAATGTCATTTCCACCAACTTTTTCATTTACCCAATCTCCAATAGAAGTTTGAACACTTTCTAATTTGCTTACTGTATCTGTACCACAAATAGTATCTATTATAGAACCTAACCATTTAACTTTATCTATTAAGAAATTAATAAAGCCTAAAAATAAATGTGCTACAGCTTTAATTGGATGCTTAAATACATTTGCAAAAAATTCAGCTATACTAATTCCAACATTAGCTATACTTGCAAATAAATAAAGAGAGGCATTAATTAATCCAGCAAAAATATTGTATATATGTGCTCCCATTACAAAAAAACAACCAGCTATAAATCCAGTTGCAGAGTAAGTTTTTCCTGTTATAGCATTAATTATTGCTGTTATAGAATATATAGCAGCTATAACCAAAGCAATTCCTGTTAATATCCAAGTAATTGGACAAGCCAGAACAGCGATATTTAATCCCCATTGGGCAGCAGTAGTTTTAGCTAATGCTACATCAACTGCACCAAGCATAACTTGTTTAGCCAATAGAGCTGCATTGTAAATAGCTGTTATCCCAGAAGCAATAGCTGTTTTTACTGCAATAAATCCCATAGCGACTTTATATGCAGTTAATAAGGTTAAAACTGTAACTAAAATTGGTTGAATAGGTCCCCATATCTCATAGAGGACAGTTCCAACAATAGATATACCCTTTATAAGCCAATTTATCATTACAAAAGCTTTATTTATAAATGAAGATACTCCATCAATGAAACCTTGAAACCTTTCACTATTAAAAATACTGCTCATTGTACTACTTATTCCCATAAAAGAATTAACAGCATTACTTTTTATTTGATTAACTACATCTCCAAATGTCATTGGAATCGAATTAAATTTAGTATTAATTTCATCTGACATTGCAAATACAGCATTCTTTATTACATCAGATGTAATTAAACCATCTTTACTCATTTCTTTTAAATCTCCCATAGACTTCCCAGTATATTTACTAATAGCTTGTGCCAATAAAGGAGCATTTTCCATAATACTTCTAAATTCATCACCTTGTAATTTTCCAGAAGCCATAGCCTGAGTTAATTGATACATTCCTGATGTTTGTTCAGAAGTTGTTGCTCCTCCAACTTTAAAAGATTTTGCCATTAATTCAGAGAATTTTACAGTTTCCATATTACTATTAAATGCTTGAGGTGCTAATAAACCTAATTTAGAAACTACACTTGCTGTATCTAAGAAACCTGCTCTTGAATTTTTAGTAGATTGAAATATAGCTTGTTGTAATTGGTCTGTTGTTTGTTTTCCATCATTCATTAAATTTAATCTAGCCATAGTTTGTGAAAGATTATCAGATGTATCTAAACCTATTTTTAATGATTGTATTCCTGCATAAAGACCTATAAAACTTTTTATTTTTCCATATAATGAATCTGCTTTATTAACACCTTGACTTAAAGCCATATTAAATTTATTTTGTTCAACTGTATTATTTTGTATTTCTCTATTAATAGCTCTTTCTATTCCAATTAC